GGAAAATGGACTGGAACAAAAACTGAAGAAGAGGCACTCAGTGGTGCATTGGAAAGGCGGGAAGTGAGTTACGATGATTTTACGGAAGAAGCAGGTTGGACACCAGCCCCAGACACGGATCGAGAAGCGGGTAGCGACAATCTCTACCCCCGATTTGATCTCATGGATGGAGCAGTCAATGTACACGATCGGGAAACACATCTCGGCATGGCAGAGACAACAAAGTGAAGCAGACCTGGAAGAAGTACTTATGGGCGCAGAAGCGTTCCAAGCAATCGCTAGAGAACTAAAACGTCGCTCTCAAACAACTTTGTAATTAAGGATCCTAATGGAATACGATGACGAGAAGTTTGAAGAGATTAATCCTGAGTTTTATCAGCAAGATGAAAAGACTTCTGAAGAACCAGTTGATGAACCCTTAGATGAACTCTCTCAGCAATTTGTTAACAAACTTGTTGACAAGATTATGGACTTCCTTAAGGTCCTTGTAGGTCACGACCTACACCCTTATCAGAAGCCATTAGCACGTCGTATTATTGAATCCGTCATCATTAACGATGGCGAAGAAATTACAGCCCTAGCATCACGTCAGTCAGGAAAATCAGAGACAGTTGCTGACACAGTAGCCACACTGATGATCTTGTTGCCCCGTCTTGCTCGACTCTATCCAGACCTTCTTGGTAAGTTTAAAGATGGTCTATGGGTTGGTTTATTTGCGCCTACCGAAGGACAGGCTGAAACACTCTTTGGTCGTACAGTTACACGCCTCACATCAGAGCATGCGCTTAATATCCTTGGTGATCCTGAGATCGACGATATTACTGCTCGTGTTGGTGGCGTTACTCGTCAGATTAAACTTAAGAAGTCTGGCTCCACAATTACAATGATGACGGCTAACCCACGAGCAAAAATTGAATCTAAGTCGTTCCATTTGATCGTTATTGATGAGTGTCAAGAAGCAGATGACTTTGTTGTATCTAAATCTATCTCTCCAATGCTTGCATACTATGCAGGAACAATGGTCAAGACAGGAACACCTACAACAAGTAAGAATAACTTTTATCGTGCTATTCAAATGAATAGACGACGTCAGACAACTAAAGGCAATCGTCAGAACCACTTTCAGTGGGACTGGAAAGATGTTGCAAAGTTTAATGACAATTACGAAAAGTTCATTAGAAAAGAAATGCTAAGAATCGGTGAGGAATCAGATGAATTTCAAATGTCGTACAACTGCAAATGGCTTCTTGAAAGAGGCATGTTTGTTACTTCGAGCATTATGGATGAGTTGGGCGACACTTCTCAGGAACTGGTTAAGGTATGGCATAAAACCCCAGTCGTTGTCGGCATCGACCCTGCTCGTAAAACTGACTCTACAGTCGTTACTGTGGTTTGGGTTGATTGGGATCGTCCTGACGAGTTTGGTTATTTTGATCATCGAGTCCTTAATTGGTTAGAGATGCAAGGAGACGATTGGGAAGAACAGTACTTCCAAATCGTAAACTTCCTCAGTAACTACGACGTACTTGCAGTCGGTGTCGATGCTAACGGTGTTGGAGATGCCGTAGCCCAACGTCTAAAACTTTTGTTACCTCGTGCAGAGGTCATGTCTATTACATCAAGTGCAAGCGAGCAATCAGGACGATGGAAACATCTTCAAGCCTTAATTCAACGCAAGATGTTGGCGTGGCCTGCTCACGCAAAAACACGGCGCCTAAGAACTTGGAAACGGTTCTACCAACAGATGTTAGATGCAGAAGTCCAATATAAAGGCCCTAATTTCCTTGTATCAGCCCCTGATGAATCCTACGCACATGACGATTTTGTGGACTCTCTGGCTATTGCCTGCTCTCTTACTAAGGATTTAGTTATGCCAGAAGTTGTTGCGTCTAGTAATCCTTTTTTCTAATTAGCCACACAAACACCTTAAAAGGTAGGAAACTATCTACTAGGAAAAGGCCTTTCCAATTACATCCTTAAGGAGTATGTATGTCAATCTCACCAGCACCTCGCTTCCCAGAGCGTGCACCACAGATCTATGAGCGCAAGGGCGCAGACAACGTAACACGTCGTGGACCACTTCGCTTCGAAGAAGGAATCGCAACAGACACAGATGTCCCAAACGATTTCCAAACAGGAATGATGTCAGGTTCTGCAACAGCGCCTGGTCGTCCAAACCGCAACGCACCAGTATGGCAAAAGCCTGCTGCTGAAACACTTGCAGAGCGTGCACACGTAGGTTCTGCTTCATGGGTAGAAGCACCAACATATCTTGGTGAATTTGCACATGGAACAATGAACGACTACTCAGCCGCACAAATTGAGACAGTTGCTCGCTCAGGTGGACGTACACAACGTATGTCTCCAACAGTCGTAAACGACTAAGTTATTAACACCTGACTCCGCCCATGCGCTAGTGTATGGGCGGAGATCAGTCATCTACGGAGGAGTAGTAAGTGCGTAAACCAGCAAACCCAAAACTTTATGCGATGATCGTCGCACAAGCACGGGCTAAATATTCTTCTTATCCAAATCCTGGCGCATCTGCTTGGGTACATAAGAAGTACGTACAAAGCGGCGGACAATTTATTGAAACAACTGAAGCAACACGTCGTGCAGGTATGGCAAAGAAGAAGCAAGACAGAGAAAAGTCAAAACATCTTGAAGAGAAAAAAGACGTAAAGAAAGATAAGAAGAAGTAATGTCATTTCTTGATTTTAGTCCTCCATCGTATAGAGCGGCATCAAGCGACCTTACAATCTCAATCTCTCCTCTTGGACTTGTAGAACTTGCTGACGAAGAATTTGAAGTACACGGTCCTCGCCTCAACCGTTATTCGCTTAACTGGGCAATGTATCTTGGACATCACTGGGGATACCGCCGTGAACAAGGCGAAATGCAAATTGCAGTTAACTATTACAGAGCATTCAATGATTATCTTTCACGTTTTACATTTGGTCGTGGCGTTCACTTTCGCTCACCAAAAGCAACAGAAGCAATTATTCCTGACCGTTTAGAGCGAGTATGGGAAATTGACAATGACAAGATGCGTGTCCTTCTTGAAATGGGACAGCAAGGCGGAATTACTGGCGATGTATTTGTAAAGGTTGCATACGAAGAAGCATGGGTAGACTCTGCTAACCTATTGCATCCAGGTCGTGTTCGTATTCTTCCTATGAACTCATCTTTCTGTTTCCCTGAATTTCATCCACACGATCGCACACGTCTACTACGTTTTAAGCAGAAGTATCGTTTTTGGGGAACATCTCTAGAAGGTACACGTCAAGTGTTTACCTATACTGAAATTTTGACTGACGACATGATTGAAGAATATGTCAACGATGAACTCATTGACTCACGACCAAATCCACTTGGTATCGTGCCTGTAGTTCACATTCCTAATGTTCCTGTTTCAGGATCGCCGTGGGGTCTCTCAGACGCACACGACATCATCACAATCAACCGTGCATATAACGAAATTAGCACTGATGTCGCTGACATCATTAACTACCACGCATCACCTGTAACGGTGATCGTGGGTGCTAAAGCCTCTAACCTAGAAAAAGGCGCTAAGAAGGTTTGGGGCGGTCTTCCAAAAGATGCTCAAGTCTTCAACCTAGAAGGCGGTGCACAAGGTATCGACGGAGCCTTGAAATACCTAGAACTACTTAAGCGCTCAATGCATGAAATTATGAACATCCCAGAAACCGCACTGGGTCAAGTTCAGCCAATTTCAAATACATCTGGTGTTGCTCTTTCTATTCAGTATCAGCCATTGATGAATCGTTATTCACAAAAAGTTGCTCAATACGGTAAGGGCTTAGAGAAGATTAACGAGTTGGTTATTAAGACTCTTGCAATCAAAGAGCCTGAGACATTTATCTACAATCCAGAAGAAGATGGCCCAATTAAAGAGGGTCAACTAACTCAATTAGATCCTAATGATCCAATTACATATATCAATTACGCACAATTCCCACAGCCACTTCCACTTGATAAATTGATTGTTCTTAACGAAATTCAAACTAAGTTGGGTATGGGACTTGAGTCTAAAGAAGGCGCACTGC